GATAGACAGAAGATAATACAACATCATCTAAATACTCTGTACTACTATCTGTTGTTCCACCATATCTAGGATTTGGTTCATTCCATGGCGTAAATTCATAAAATGCATCGTCATCAGTATTTGCTATAGTGGTTGACATATCACCAGCAAGACCAGTAGGCACACCTCTAGTTCTTGACTTTCTCTTATGGTCAAGTGATGGGGAATCCTCAGCACTAGGAGTCAGTAAGTCCCCTTTGAGTGAGACAGGTATTGCACCGCCACCTCTAGCTAGTCTATTAGTATCTGGTTCATTTAAATGACTAGATAGTGGATAAGTACCATAAGGGTCATTAAATCCTTTTGATGGATTTGCTTCTGTTTCTGGTATACCACCAAAGGTTGACATCATTACAGGTTCTTGTGCGTTCTTACCATCACGGAAGAAACCAAACACCCATGTTCCCTCAACAGGACCAGTAGGTGTAGTCCCAATACCATTCATAGCTGCAGATGTTATTGGTTGACTTGGTGTTGCCCAAGGCAAATGCTCTGTAGGTATACCAACACCTTCAACTTTATTATCAGTATGATATCCAAGTATACGCACACGACATCTACCCAACTTCAATGGGTCTAGTCTATCCTCTACAACACCTTGCCACCAAACAAATTCACCGAACATAATTAATCTTCCTTTCGTGATTTTCTATATGCTATCTGTTCTTCCATACCATCTTTAGTTAATTCAACTTTCATTGTATAAGATATTTTAGGATTATTAGCATCAATACTAGAAAATATATGTTGTATTGCTGTAACCATATAATTACCAGATAGAAATTTATCATATATAATATCAGATGAACCATCTATCTCAGATGTTTCTGGTGATGGTAATTCCAACTCAACTATATTTCCTACCCTGAGACCAGAAATACCATTAATTTCTATTAAAATATTTAAGCCATCATGAACACCAGCATGGTTTTTTCTTCTCTGTCTCCATAGTTCAACTTCATTATCATAGGAGTCATTAGTGCTTTGTGAATACATATTATCATGTTTAGGATAAAATTCTACATTACCATCGACTTGTCCAGACATTCGTTTAGAATCATTAGGAAAATCAATAGCACCTGGCGGAGCATGCGATACCCTAGTCACCCCTGCTGATTTAGTATCAATATCAGAATCAGATAGTGGAGGATATTTACCAAGATGATATATTTCTTCCCATTGTGAATATCCATCGTAGTCATGCTCTTCTATAGTCTTTGTTACAATGTCATGTGTAATTAACTTAGAACTATAAACTCCTCTTTTAATAAGTTCAGCTCTATTAAATTGTTTAATAAATGCAAATTTATCAATCTTTATTATACCAGCAGATAAATGTTCAACACCACTAGGATCATCAACTCTAGGACGATAAACAAACTTAAATAATGGTTTTTTATCCTCAATTAAATAATTTAAACTGACAAACCTAGAACCATTTATTGTTTCAAAGAAAAGGTAATTCACACCAAAACCGTTATCTTGAACAGCACGTTTTGCTAACCAATTTATAGCTTCTATCGGTGTAAGGTTTGGGATAATGAATCGTTCTGTTCTATCAGTTTCTTCAACAAACAATCCTCTTATGTTATTTTTCTTTTCGGATTCAGTCCTATCATCAAGATAAGTCAAATATATATCTTCAACCATCTCAGCAATAGTCATATCAAAATAAGACTTAGACACCTTTGAATGAATACTACTCATAAAATGTTCTGAAATCATTGATAGAGTATATGCTTGTCCTTTTGGTTTATTATAAATTCTATTGTTTAAAGTATTAACGTGCATCGGTGGCGGGGTTATGCTTATTAAATGTTCTTTATCAGCACCAGTATCAAATCCCGAAAGTGATATATTGATATCAAGAACCTCTTGACCAACCAATGCAAGATTATATGGAAGATTTACTGAGTCTATTAAAGTTATATTGGATGTTATAGATGAAGCATACAAATTTTCATATACATTTAATTCTACAAAATGAGGACTAAGATCATAACTTCCTGTAGCAGAATGAATTTGTAATGTTTTTATCTTAACATCTGATGTGTTTACTTGTGACATAATTTAGTCTATAATAAAAGTTTTAAATTCATTGATAATTTGTTGTAGATATTCTACCCGAATAATATTTATTGTTCTTTTTTCATCGTTTAATGTTTCTTCATGTACAAAGTTTGTCACAGCTGTAGCACCTGATGCAGTTGAGTCAACCTCATAACCATCTGCATCTTCATAGTGATGAACACCATTAATATTTGCATACTTCTTTGCAACAAACTTCTGTAAATCAAAGTATGTCATAGGCCAATCGTAGTATGGATTGGTCATGTAATTTGCATACATAACTACCCAATGAAGTTCGGAATCCCCATATACTTGATGTGCTATAGTATCTGCTCTATCACCATCATTGATAAAGTATTGTTCAAAGAAAGCAGAGTTTAAAACATTCAATTTCTTTCTTACTCTAACAAGAACATTTGTTATTGTTTGAACACGACTGTTATTCTTTTCACCACGAACATCATAACCTATTGTTGGAAAATATTCAAAGTATGCCATTAGAAGTTCCTCTCCTTTCCAGCCCATCTACCGACTTTTGTATCACCAAAAACATCCTCTTGTGTTATCAATTCAGTTTCTTCAAAATCTAATTGCAAAGAAACAGAGATTGGAGCTCCACCTTCAAAAGAACGCCACTCTTTTGTTGCAAAATTAGTATTAACACTAGTACATATACAATATTTAATTTCTGGTAAATATTTATTTGTGTTCATAGAATCTGAGGCTGAGTCATGTGTCATAAATTCAATTTGAAATTCATGTGGATATGCAAAAATACCACCACCACCTACTGGATGGATTGATGGTTTAGAATATGCTCTAAACCCTCTTATGAGCTCATCTAACAATCCAACCTCTGTTTGATTTTTAGGATGAAACGTATAACTAAATGAAAACTTTCTAAAATCTATTCCCTCAAATGTTTGTTCTTTATAAGGATTTGCCTTAATGCCCGCTGCAGATTCAATACCTTTCTGAAAACCATCTGCAGCGAGAGCACCAGCGATTGCACCACCAGCACCTGACCCAAGTAGTTTACCAATTATTCCACCACCAGCAGCACTCATACCAGTCGCTGCCATTGCAAGTGCTCCTGCTGCTGCAGCACCACTTGTTGCTCCTTTGGTTAACAAAGCACCCATTCCACCCAAGTCTGTACCTGCCCAACTAACAGTATCATTCATTGTTAATTCTGTAGGCATTGGCAACCAAATATTTTTTACTGCTGTGTCAGTCTGATATCCCTTCCTCCTTACTTCGACACCTTCCACTATTGTATTGACCATCTTACTTCCAGCTTCCAAACCCAGACCCATAATTTTTGGAAGGTTGGCTTTTTGTTGTTTAAGTTTGCCTTCGTAATGATCAATTGTCATCTGATTGTTCGCACCAGCTTTGGCAGCAGCTTTTCTTTCCTCTTGTGCCTTCTTTGCTATTTTATAATCATCATTAGAATGTGAAAACTCTGTACCAGCATCTACGACATCTTTCTTTAGTTTTTCCAAAGAAACGCCAGAGCGTTTAAAAATACTAAATTTCATCTGTTCTGGATAATACATAATATTCTCTAAATCAGAAGGAAATTTAATTGATTGTTCTACGCGTCTAGCTTTATTAATAGTTTTTGCTACTGGATTGTCATTGGATACTTCAACAACATCTTTGCCGGTAGTATACTGTCCTGCTCCAGTGCTTCCTCCTGTCATACCTAAATCCATTATTGTTTCCCCCTAGTCTTTAATAGAGTTTCTCTAAATACTTTTGCACTTGTTTTCTTACCGCCAGCACTCATTATAAATTTCTCTGCTTCTTCTAAGATTGCAGTATTCCAACTGGTAGGTGATATTTGAATTATTTTTGACCTTATGTTTTCCATTCTGTACCTATGGTATGTCGCTCTTGCAAAACGATACTTCCTACTCGTTAATATTATTTGTCTATATGCTTTTACTTTTAATCTTGTATCTGCTGTAATTTCTTTTGAATCAAAGAAAGGTTTCATATCGTCAAGAACTTGTGTTCTATATTTTAAATGCATATAATGAAAGTTAATACCCTCAAACAATCTTCCACGTTTCTTGACAACAAACACCAAAGGAAACCTATCATAATATATATTGGTCGGCTCAGCAAGATACTTGAAATAATACATCTGGCCAGCCAATATCCTATTGGATCTCTCACCCGATATCGTATTTAGTTGTATGATAGTTCCCATTGTATGTATTTATAAGAGATTTACTTGATTCCCAACTCTTTTTCTGTAATAACTACAAATTCCCATCCACGTTTATCTGCATATTTTTGTGCAGCTTTCCATTTGGATTGGTTTACCACATAGGTGTTAATCTTATTCTTATAGGTAGCTGTTTGTCTTTGAGGTTTCTTTGGAGGAAAACACTGGTTATAAGGTTTTATCTCTATCATGTACTTTTTAATCATACCCGTTCTTGTCATTACCTTGACATAGAAATCAACAAAATATCGTCTGGTACGTTTCTCCACTGGATTATAGTATGGTACAATGACAATCTCAGAACCCCACTCCATTACATTCTTATTGCCGTCTAAATACTTCATATAGATGTGTTCCCAATGTGACCTATGTTCACACTCATGGAGATTACCTACATATTTCTCTTTATTTCGTACCTTATATTTTCCAACTTTAGGGTATTTTTTCATAAAACTCTTATAAATACTATTATACGGACAATAGTATTTATAACGGGAGTAGAACAATGGCATTAGATTTTTCATCTGGAAGTGCAAGACAGAATTTTGCACCTGAGAACTTTGTTCCACAAGGTTTTGCACCTCAAATTGCATCACAAAAGAATATCAGTAAACCAATAATTAAAGATATTAATGTAACACCAAAAGAAATTAAGAAGAAACAAAGCACTGGCGTTACAATAGATAAGTTTAAAAGTCAGATGACATCATTTGCTAGACCATCTCTTTTTGAGGTAGTCATATTTGCTAAACCAGATAGTACACTTAAGAGTTTACAACAAAAATTATCATTTAGTTGTCACACCTGTACAATCCCTGGCATGTCAATCGCAACAACAGAAAAGGATACACCACAAGCTGGTTATAATTCCATAGCATATCAAAAAATATATGAGGATGTAACCATGTCCTTTTATGTTAGTGAAGATATGCAAGAAATTAAAATATTTCAAGATTGGATGAAAATGATGATCAATCCTGCAAATAATCATGTAGGGTTTTATGATAGTTATAAGTCTACTATAGAAATTAAAAATTTAGACAGACAACAGAAGAAAGTCTTAACAACTACCTTGTTTGAAGCTTATCCAAAAACTTTGAATAGTATAGATTTAAGTTATGGTGCAGTCGATGAGGTTATGAATGTATCAGTAGTATTTACTTATAGATATTACGAGCAGAAATTTGGAGAGACAGAGACAGTCGGAAAGGGTCTTAATTCGATAACACCTATTCAGAGAACCAACCTCACAGATGGTATTATTGACAAAACATTAACACCGCAACAGACAAAAGAAATATATGACGGAACAGTAAATGAAGTTTCAATAGACGATGGAGAATATAGTTAAATAATAACAATATCATTTTATATTAAGGAGTTAATGAAATGGGATTACCAAAAATAGCAATACCAGAGTATAGTTTAACATTACCATCCAATGGCAAGGAGGTACGTTATAGACCTTTCTTAGTAAAGGAAGAAAAACTTCTTCTTATAGCTATGGAAAGTAAAGATGACCAACAGATAATAACTGCAACAAAAAATGTTCTTAGGAATTGTGTTTTTGATGATATCGATATTGACAATATGCCAACTTTTGATATGGAATATATATTTCTATGGTTAAGAGGACGAGCAAAAGGTGAAGTTGTAGAATTAAAATACACCTGTCCTGATTGTACTAATCCTTTGAATGTAGATATAAACCTAGAAGATGTTAAAGTACAAACATTTGAAGAACATACTAATAAGATACAACTAAATGATGACATAGGTATTGTTCTAAAATATCCAAACATAGCCATGCAAACAAAGATTGATAACTCTGATGATAATGAAATTGAAACATTATTTAAAAGTATAATATTATGTATTGATTATATCTTTGATTCTGAAGCTATGTATTCAGCAAAAGATCATACTGATAAAGAACTACAAGAGTTCATAGAATCTTTTACAGATGCTCAGTTTCAAAAAGTAAAAAGTTTTTTTGATACAATGCCAAAGTTACAACATAAAGTAAATTTGCATTGTAACTTTAAGGAGAAAAAGAAAAAGACAGTATGTGGTTATAAAGAGGAAATAGTCTTGGAGGGCCTTCAGTCTTTTTTCGTCTAATCCTCTGTGATGAATCATTAGCAAATATGATGAATACTAATTTTTCTATGATGCAACACCATAATTACTCATTAGAGGACTTAGAAAATATGTTGCCTTGGGAACGAGCAATTTATGTTGCATTGCTTGCGAATTTCATGGCAGAGGAAACACAAAGACTTAAACAGCAAAACAACTAATAAAGGTAAACAACATGGCAGAAGATAATAAAAAATCTTTCGATGTACTAATACAAGAAATGAAGAAAGTTAATCAAAATCTCACATGGGCAAGTGAGATATCTTCAAAGCGTTTGGATACTGTTGCAAGTTTGCAAACAAGTGGTATCAATTCCATTCGCGCCATGTATGATGATTCTAAAAAGACACAAGCTGATCTGGCAAAAAAAGTTGAAGAAAATACAGAAGCAATAAAAAATTCAAATGATACTAGTGCTGAGGACAGAGTAGAGGAAAAGAGAGATAAAAAGGGATTTCTTGATTCTCTGAAAACAATGTTTGCTAAGAATGCTGGTGATAAAGAAGGTGGTAATTTCTTTGGTGGTATTGGAAAAACAGTCAAGAAAGTTTTCAATCTAATCAAAGGAAAGTTTTTGTTGATTGGTGCTTTAGTTCTCGGTGCAATCTCACAAATGAACATGGAAGATTTGGAAGATATATGGAAAGCATTTAAAGAAACATGGCAGGGTATTAAGAAATTTATGACTCCAATAATTGAATGGTTTGAAAAAACTGTTTTCCCAGCAACTATAGAATTATTCGTAAAAACCTTTAAAGGACTTGGTGAACTATTTGACAATTTAGCAAAAGATTTTAAAGGTTTTACAACAGCTGATTGGATGGGTAAAGATGGAAAGTTTCATAAAATAATAAAAGCACTTGGCTCTCTTGGTGATTGGGCATGGGATCAAGGAGTTGCCTTATTTGATTGGGGTGCAAAACTAATTGGTATTGATGATGCTAGTGGAAAAATTAAAGCAGTATGGGAGAATTGGTTTGGTGAAAGTAATCCAGATGGTATACTAAGTAAAGTTGGGGGTATGTTTTCCTCTATTGCTGGACTATTTGTATTAGGAAAAATCATTGGTGGGCCTATTGGTACTTTACTTACTGGGCCATTGAAACTTGCAATAATGGGAGCAAAAGGTGCTGGTGGTCTTATTGGTTCATTGGCTAAATCAATAGGCGGGGCTATGGTTGGACCTGGAGGTGCTGGTACTGCTAGTGTTGGAAAACTTCTTCTGGGTGCAGCAAAGGGTGTTGGAATATTAGGTCTTGCAACAGCTGTTGGTGTAGGATTATATAAAGGTTATAAAAAATTTGAAGAAACAGGAAGTATTAGTAAAGCGTATGAAGAGGGAATGACATCATTCCTTGAGGTAATGACTCTTGGTTTATTACCAGATGGAATGGCAAGGTCTTGGGCAAAGAATATTAATGGGTTCTTTGGTAGTATATATGATGCTATGTTTGGTGATAAACAAAAAGAACTATCAGTCCAAGAAATAAAAGAAACAAGAGAATTGAAGTCTGGTAAAAAATATGCACAAATGTCTCAAGATGAGAGAAATGCAGAACAAGCTAAACTTATAAAAAAACAAAACGAAAGACGAGCAAAAGGTGATGTAGGTGGTGGTGCTGGGGAATATATTGCACCTCAAAAAACGACTGATGAAAAGATAGAAAAAGCACAAAGAAAACTTAGGAATCTTGAATCACAATTAGCAAGAAACTCCAAAGGTAAACAGACAGCAACATCAGTTAAAGAAAAGGCACGAATCTTAAAAGAAATTGAAACACAAAAAGGTGTTTTAGACTTTGAGAGTGAAGATAAAGGAAGAACATTTTCTGAAGCTGAGCAAATACAAAAAGATGAAGGATTTAGGGAAGGCGTTTATAAAGACACCGAGGGTATAGATACTATTGGTTATGGGTTTAATTTAGAACGGAAAGGTGCTCAAGGAATATTAGATAGTAAGGGTATTAAAAAGTCTGTTGCTGACTTAAGAAGTGGAAAAGCAAACCTAACCGAAGAAGAAGCATCTCAACTTATGTTGGGAGAGATGGGGCATTTTAGAAGTGTCGCAGAACAATATATTGGTTCAGATGTATGGAAAAAACTGTCACCCAATAGAAAAGGCATCCTCACCAATATGGCATATAACATGGGTGCTGGTGGTTTAGGAACATTTACAAGTCTTAGAAAAGCAATTAGGGCTGGTGATTGGGATGAAGCACAAAAACAAATGTCTAGTTCAAAATGGGCAGGTCAAGTGAAGGGAAGAGCTGATAGGTTGGTTGCTCGTATGGGCGGAGATCAAAAAACAGATGCACTCAATTCAACACAATCAGGGTATACAGCTTCACAAGGTGGGTCAGCCGGTACACCAGTTATGACTGCTTATTTAGATCAATCCGTAAAACAGGTTTCTTCTCAAACTGACGTTCATCCGACTGGAAGCGCACAACCTGTAGGAGTTGAAGGAGCATTATCAACAAAAGGAAATTAATAAAGGGGGAAGTGTACCGAAACGGTTTCACTAAGTATCACGGAGCTCCTGCGGAATGATACCAGCATACTAATGGTTATGCACCATTATAACAAAACACTCCCCCCAATATTAATTATTGTTCAGCTAACTTCTTGAAGTATTCCAAAGATGAATCTTCCGACGCATCTGTTGTTGGAATAGATTCATCAGCAGTTTCCTCAATCGTTTCACCATAGTCACTACCACTACTAGCAGTCACCATATTAAAACGTGCTTCTAACTCTTGATAACTCTTAAAGTTCTCTGGAGCTAGAATACCTTGAAGTGAATGCTGTTGTTTCCAAATTTCTTCAAGCTTAGCATCGTCACCATCAAACAATGGTGCAGGTGTAGCAAACTCTGACTTATCATAATTTGCATACCCTTCTACTTTGCGAATCTTAAGTTTGAAATCAGCACCAGACCAAAAATCAAATGGGTTAATTGGTGTCTCATCCTTAAACTCAGGATTCATTTTACTCTCAATCTTTTCAAAGATTTTCTTACCGTATCTAAACAAGAATACTTTACCCTCATTCTCGGCATTCATACTATCTTCAATAACAAGAACATTACTGTAGTAACTCAACTTTCGTTTTCGTTCTCTTGCAATATTCTTATCAGATTCAATACCAGAATTCCATAGAGCAGTATTAGCAACTGATACAGGATCTTTAGTTCCACTAGGAGCATCTGCTCTTGGTGTAGTCAAAGAGTTCTCAATGTACCATCCGCCAGGGCCTTTGAATCCATGAGTCCATAATCGTACCCACGGCACATCCTCACCAGTAGGGGCAGGGAGAAAACGTATAACACAATATCCATTACCTGTCTTATCCTTTTCAGGTTTCCAGATACGATCATCTTCATACGAAGGTTT